ATGCCCGCATGTGTCAACGTCCGACGCAGTTACTATAGGTTGCCCACCTGCTTTAACCGATGAATTTGTAGACATAGTACGTGCCGTGGTATGTGGAGGTTTGTAATTGGCATGTGAGCTAACTGAAGTCCCGCTAACCACAACGGGGACTCCATTAACTCTTACCGAATTTACTCCATTCATGGGCTTACCACCACATGAGTTTGCGTCAGTTATTCGTACAACTCCACCTGCCATATATTATCCTAAAATAAGTTTCTTGCTAGGAACGTCGATTCCGGTAGTAACTTTAATGTATCGCTGCTTAACTCCGTCTTCAGTTTCAGCAAACATTGCGATGTGCTTAATATTTAGTGCTACTTTTGCCCCTGGTGACGAGGTAAAAATGCCCTGCATTAACGCCGGGCCCTGGGGACTAGGCGCTACTGCCAATGGTTCTGTGATATAGATATAGTCTGGGTCTGAACTTAATACTTTTGTGACTATTTCTTCGCCCGATGCCATCTTAAATGTGTATACTTCGTTGTCTTTAATTTCCATATTATCCTTTTAACTCTGTCCAAAATTCTTCTGGCTTACTAGCCAATCCCTGATACCCACCCTGAATGAGTGTTGTGCCATTGAAAATCTGCGGTACACTACGTAGTCCTTGCTCAACCAAATAGTCACGAGCTTCTGTGCGAACACCTACATTCACTGTGGTATATTCAATACCTTTGCTTTCTAAAAGTGCCTTTGCCATGTCACAAAATGGGCAATCGTCCTTTGTATAAACTGTTAATTTCATCTTTTTTCCTTATGAACTCTTATTATAGCTGATATTTACCGGTAATAATATAGGCTATGATAAAACTGTAACGACTAAATATAATATTATGAAAATATTTGAAGTGTTAACTCGCGGTATCGCTGAAGGTGGGAATGTGTTTACCGGTAAAACTGGTCCAATTCTTCGTGAAAACATTCCACCTACGTTAGAAGCTTATTTTGCTGAACTAAAATCTATTTTTCCCAAGAAAGCGGCCATTTTCAATACTAAACATTTTGAAGGCCTAGGATCAGTGGGCAAAAAAGCCATGTCGGGAGATATAGATTTAGGAGTTTCAGCTAGTGATTTAGTGGATAAGGAAATGTCGGATCAGTCCATAGCATTATGGAATATTGATCCAGCCGACGTCAAGGCTACCTTTGATCAACTTACAAAACGAGCAAGGACTGCCAAGCCCGAGCAATTACGAATGAAGGCATTTTTAATTAACTTGGTGTTATATATCAATAGTCATGCTGCTAGTCTATATTGCGATGAAAAGAAAGTATCCGATGGTAACATATTTGGACTATTCCCACAGAAAGATATTGAAGGTAATGACGTTGGTCAGGGAGTTCAAATTGACTGGATGGTGGGCGATTTAGGTTGGTTACGTTTTTCATATTATTCATCTGCATATCCCGAAGGCTCCAATGTTAAAGGGTTGCACCGTACTCAACTTATGTTGTCTGCTTTCCAAGTAGCAGGATTATCATTCAACCACGTAAATGGTGTCAAAGATAAAGAGTCAGGTGAGATACTAGCTCGAGATCCGGTACAGGCATTGGCAATATTAAACCAAAGACTTAATACTAACATTACGCCGGATGTGGCGGAAGATTATTATAAATTACACTCCGCGTTAAAATCACAACTCAGTCCAGAACACTATAACCATCTGGTCAATATTTACTTTAAAATATTAGATTCTACTCGTGCCGATATTCCCGATGATCTACAGAAACAATGGTTAGCGAAGAAAGATGAACTGGGATTAACCGGCAAGTTCTTACCAGACGAGTCAAAATTAAAAGCTAATATGACAGAATCAGGAGTAGCTGGTGCAGACCGAGTTAAAAGCCGCGAGGATTTTAAACATTTCTTGAGTGATTATCAAAAACTTATTAGTCAGTTTCCCGGATTTACCAGCATGGTTCCCAGCGGAAGTTATAACTCAGATGCTACCAAGGAAGATTTTGGCGACATAGATTTAATAGTTCACATTCAATCTGAAGTAGATAAGAAAGAACTTAAAAAACAATTAGTAGATTTTTTCCAAAAACAACCTGATACTGTTATAGTAGGATTCAGTAACCCTAAGTATACTGGTAAAAGAACTTATAACTCAGGTGAGATTGTAACTGTTAGATATCACGATGCCGCGCTTGGCTACTCTGCACAGATAGATAATATTATTGCGCTGGATCAAAAGGAAGCTGGGTTTAAACAACAATTCCTGGACATGCCAGCAGCAGTACAGGGGTTGGTACTGGGGTTGGTAAAAATTGCCACTATAGAAACTCCGCCTGATCAATTATTTGAACAACTAGGAATTCCAAATCCAGGGCCTTTAGGTAAAGATCAAGAGTATGAGTTTAATCTATCCAGCAACGAACTACAATTGCGCCGAGTTCAATATGAACCTGGTACAGTTAAACAAGCCAGTAGGGAAGTATTATGGTCATCAACTGACTATGCTGACTTACAAAAGCTGTTATACCAGTATAATTTGAATGTCCCATTTGCCGATTTACTGCAACAAATTAAACAGACCATTAAGAATCCTCGCAGCAGAGAGCGCATTAAAGGTGTATTCTCTTCCATGGTATCTGTTAAGTCTGGAGAGGTTGGCTCACCTAAAGGTGCAGATAAAGAGCGTTCGCTTAATCTTGTTCAGCAGACTTTTGCAGAAAGTGCCGCGGAACAGATGCGAGCACTTGCTAATATTATGCGTGATTAAATGTTGGGTAAGTCGTCATAGTTTAAATCTGAACCCATAACACCGATAACATAATTGGTCGATTCATTTTCCTGCAATGCTGTTTGTTTGTTCGATGGATTACTATGTTTGGTGAACCATGGGATAGGGGTCGTTCTTGGCGCTGTGCCTTGATACTTGATACCAATATCCTTTAGTGCTGCTACGGCAGTAAAGTCAACAAAGTCTTTTAGAATATTAGCATTGAGTCCAATAACCGGACCTTTGTTAAACAAATAGTCTGCCCATTCTTTTTCTTCTCGAATAACATCTAGGTATATTTGATATACCTCGGCTTCACACTCACCCTTAATGCTGGCAAACCTAGCATCTTCCTTGACAACTTGATTGATAATCCAAGCTGTCCATTCTTTGTGTAAGATTTCGTCTTGTAAAATTAAGCTGATAATATTACCATTGCCAATGAAGATACGGTTCTCAACCATTGCCAAACTTGTGGCAAATGAAACCATGAAGCGAAATGCTTCAAGAGCGTAACTAGCATGTAGTGCTAACCAAATTGCTTTGATATGTTCTCTTTCATCAACAGCATATCCATTATCATTTAGCTCTTTGCGACAATTTAATCTGTGTAGATAGTCGTAGTATTTTCCAATACTTGCCGCCATGCTAATAATTTCTTGTGTATCGTGAATAGTGTTAAACACATCCTTTGGTACATTATAGATATTGCGAATAATATGGCTATACGAACGACTGTGAATGTTTGTTTCAAAGAATCCCCAGTTGTACATCAGTGCTTCAAGTTCAGGAATACTACACACAGGTGTAAACACTTGCGTGGGACCGCGGCCTTGTACACTATCTAATGCTGTTTGTCGCAATAAGTTACTGGTGAAGATATGTTTAACAGTATCACTAGCGTCTTTAAAATCTCCTGCGTCTTTAGTTAAAGAAATTTCCTCCGGAATCCAAAAGAATCCTCTGGCTTCGGCATCAAATTTTGTTAGTTTAGGATAACGAACCTCCTCAAATCTTTGCACCGTAACAGGTCCAGCTGGATCTAAAAACATCTTACGACTGAGGTAATCTGTCTTGGTACTTAAATTATATTGCGCTTTGCTCATTAATATTTTCCTGTTATAAGGTCTGGTTGTTTTTCTAACATTATCTATCCTTAAAGTTTACAGGATTCGCATGATTCTTCATCATCAAAATCAATCTGTTCAAGTGGCATATCTGGTAGTGGTCCTTCTGATTTAGACTTTGATCCTTGCTTGTTAATCAAACTATAGTATAATGTTTTCAAACCCCAGTAATGCGCCAACATTAAATTTTTAGCAATTAAGGTAGCAGGAACTTTACGTCCTTCAAAATGTGCAGGATTGTAAGGGGTATTAGTTGAAAGACTTTGATCAGCATAGGCACCGATAACTGCTGCTGTTTTCAAATAGCCAACACAGTCTTTTTGATCCCACATTAACTGATACTTAGTCTTAAGTCTATTGTATTCTGGTACTACTTGAATCAAACTTCCAGCTTTACTTTCCTTAACAGTGATCAAACTCATTGGCATTTCAATGCCGTTTGTACTGTTAATAACGACGGAACTACTTTCAACAGGAGCGACTGCCATTAGTGTAGCATTACGCACCCCGTATTGTTTCATGTTGGTGCGTAATGTTTCCCAATCTAATTCAGGAGTGAAATCTGTTAAATCATTAACTCCGGTAGCACGAAGTTCCCATGGAAATATACCTTGTCCATATCGTGTTTTACTACTGTGTGTACATGCACCACGCTCTTTGGCTAGTTCAACAGTAGCTTCTGTTAGATAAAATGCTTGATGTTCCATCCATGTTTTAACTTCTTGTAACGCATCGGCTTCACCGTATTTCAATCCACGTTTAGCATGCCAGTATGCAAGATTAGTAATACCAATACCTAGCGGCTGTATCTCGTCATTGCTTAGTTTACTTTGTATGCTTAGGAAATCTTGATAGTCAAGAATGTTACATAGACTACGCTGTAGTATGCGAGCAGCACGGCGCATATCTTCTGGATTACGGAAAGCACCCCAGTTAAGACTACCAAGAGTACAAAGAGCGATTCGGCCTTTATCATCATCTAATCTAGCAAATGATAAAGTTGGTAATAAAATCTCCATACAAAGATTGCTTTGATATATGGTATGAAATTCAGGATCAAATGGTCCTTGATTCTGAACATTGTCAGTGAACATAAGATAGATTCGACCGGTATCTGTGCGCTCTTTTAATATGCCGCCTTTGAATACATCTTCAGCAGCCATAGTTTTAGTTTTTAAACCTTTTTTCTTTTCGTACTTAACATAAAGTTCTTCAAATAGTTCGGTATCTTTATAGAAAGCTTCATACAAATCTGGCACTTCATTGGGATCAAAGAAGGTTATGTTTTCTTTATTTTTGAATCTTCTCCAGAAGAAAGCACTAAGCACAACCCCATAATCCATATGACGGACTCGGGTTTCCTCGGTTCCTTGGTTGTTCTTAAGTACGATAAGATCATCAAACTGATAATGCCAAATGGGATAAAATACTGTAGCACTAGCATTGCGGATACCTCCTTGTGAACATGATCGCAAATCTCCAAACCATTTCTTAAGAAATGGTATCATACCGGTATGAGTGACTTCACCACCGCGTATGGGACTACCAAGTGGGCGTAATCTTCCAATCTCAAGACCTATGCCGGCACGTTTGGCGGCATACTTGGCCATCATTTCCCCCGAAGCAAAGATGCTATCCAAGTTGTCATCGCTACGAATAAGGACGCAGCTACTAAACTGCTTAGTAGGAGTACCCAACCCAGCAAGGACAGGAGTAGCAAGAGTAAAGAGGCCATCAGATGCAGCATTATAATATTCCTTAATGTATTTCATACGAGCCGAGTTGGGCTCTTCTTTATGAAAGACTGTTGCCGACGCAACCATGTAACGAATTTGTGGTGTTTCGTAAATTTCTTTTGTAGCACGATTTTTAACTAGATACTTTTCAATAAGTTGTTCGATTGCAGCATATCCATACTGCTCATCTTTTGAATGATCAATAATGTCATTCATTCGATTCCAGTCTTCTTCAGTATACCATTCTAAAAGTTCAGCAGTATAAAAACCAGACGCAACATTTTTCTTTACAATTTCATATAAGTGCGGCGGCTCATACTTACCATATACTGTTTTTCTAAGCATTGATAATCGCTGTTTGCCGGCAACATATTGATAGTTAGTATGCCCTACGTCTGGATTGGAACCTACATCAATTAAGTCTACTATTGCGCGAAGTGTGATGCCATCAATTTCTTCGGTAGTTATGCCATCGTAGAAATGTAACTGAGCTTTAATTTCAACCATTGACTGACTGACATCAGCTATACCTTTACAAATTTTTGCTATTTGCGCTTGCCATTTTTCTATTTGCAATGGCTCTCTATCGCCATTACGTTTTACAACTGTAATCTTTGTCATTCTTTCTCTTTTGTTTTGTGTACTACTTATACCACTATATGCTGGGTTTGATAAATTTGTTCTTCACTTTTTGTGATAACGGAGTATTTACTATAACTTCCGTTCCCCAATTAAGTGTATATTTTTCTTTGTTAACCAATACTAAATTACGGTCGTCATCCGTTAAAACGAGCTCTGCAGATATCAAATCTGCATGGTCCACTAAAGTTATAGTATACAGTATTCCCAGTCCGCGAGCAAGATCACAGTACGTGTTGTCACTCAAAAGCTGCCAGGGGTCGGGCCAAGTTTCACGGTCGTCCCAGTGAAGATAATACCCAGTCCATGGAGCCTGATACCACCAATTACTAATCGTCTGGAGAGCTTGTTCCAGCGACATTGATTGAACTTCTTTACGAAGGTCAGCCCATGCGGTTAGTCTGTCAGAAAAATCCTTATGCCACATTAACTAAAATAACTGATTGAGTAACTCATTTGAGATGCTGCGTTTGCTGTAGAAACATATTGTAACGATACACTTTGTCCCACTTGTATAGCTGATAATATAACACTTAAATCTTCATTTTCAGTATAATCATCTGTATAATTAGGAGTATACTGAGTGATTACACCGCCACTAGAATATGCGTTAGCGTAAGTACTAGAGTAACTTACTGAACTTGTGCTAGGAGCAGGTGTATTACCAACTATATATGTTCCATTATATCCAGACGGAACTATTTCTGTTACCACAATTGTGCTGCTTATAGGAAAGGTAACGCTAGATCCAGAGGTAAATGATAGTGTTGAAACAGAGCCATTGCCAGTAGCACCGGTTACGTTTCCAATAGTTGGTGTGCTTGCTTTAGAAACAAATATTGTCCCAGTTCTAAATAAGGTAGAACTTTGTACTATTGAGTAATCTACTTTAAAACTCAATATACTAGTACCAACAGTTAATATTGTATCGGTGGAGTTTGCTGATAATGTTGTTACTAATCCAGACTGAACTGTTTTTGATCCTAGCTGTATTTGTGATCCATTTGTTGTGGCAATACTTACTGAGGTTCCCAATGATATTCTGGGGTACTGAGCAGCAAATGCGTCTGATCTTTCAAACATATCACCAACACTGGCATTGTTGTCACCTATTATGCTAATTACTGATTGCTGCGGGCTTGCCGTTCCGGCAAAATGATTGGCAACGTCATAAAAAATATTGTATCCACTTATATTAAGTGATACCTCTCCAAAAGTAATACCAAAACTGTAAATGTTATCAAACACGTTATTAGTAATGCGAGTTCCTGTTGGTCCACCACTGTCACCAAGAGCTAGTGTAACTCCTTGATACAAGATATTAAAATTACTATTGGTAACTACTATGCCTTTTGATACATAGTTGGCACTAACACCATAAGTTGTACCGCTAAACCTACATCCATCAAATACAACGTCGGTTGTGGTTACCATGTCACTTGACAATAATACGCACGAAGTATCGGCTATAGAAGATGTTAATGTCGAGGTAGTACCAACACTATAAAATCCCACACTCTGAAATTGACTATTAGTAGTAGAGTCAACTAAAAATATATTCATGGAATCATCTAAACTTTGAAACGCCATATTAGCGATAGTGATATCAGTTGGAGGAGTTGCTCCACCATTGCCAATATTAGCTCCTGTTTGTTGCAAACTATCAGCAGTTTGTGCTACACAAGTAGTTCCAACAGCACTACCTGTTGCTACCATTTGAATAATAGAATTGTCAGGACCTTCGCCATATAATGTAGCATACGGAGGAATATTTATAGTACCTGAAATAATATAAACTCCGGCTGGAAAGAATAGACTACGCCGAATTTGTGGATTGGCTTGTATACAATATAATTGATTTAACGCACGATTAATGGCAGCAGTGTCATCAGTAAGTCCATCACCTTTTGCGCCGAAATCCAATACAGAAGCAAATTGATCTAACCAGTTCTGTAAACTTAGCGTAACAGGGGTACCGGGTGTAGGGCCAGTTTGCACAGTGTAACCTGCTGCTGTTCCCTTATATGTGTAACTGGCACCTAAATTTAGAATATCAGAAAACTCTGTTAAAATTTCAGTATTTCCGATAACAGGGGCACCTTCTGCTAACGTACCATTACCAATATAAAGCTGACGTGTATCAGTAGACCAACCCAACTCAGCGCCGGCTAATTGAGGAAGATCCGCATTTAATCCTAAACGGTTGGTGATCTGAGAGATTTGAACGATTGCCATTTACTTGATTCCTTAGTATCTAGTATTTAGTTAATCGTGTAATAGAGCTCCAATCGTCGCCACCATACCTGTTCCCAGCGATCAAAGTCTTTGGGGTCCAGTATAAATTCCTGATATTGTGGGCGTTCTAACGGTTCCATGGTAGTGGGATCTACAGTGGGTTTTACACACATTAGTACTACACCTTTACGGATTTTTGTTCCGTAAACCTCGTTGTGTGCCAGAGCATACGCCACTAGCTGTATGAAATAATCATCAATCCACTCTATTTTTTTGGGTTTATTTGTCTGTTTGTAGTCAAGTATACTTTCATCGCCCAGGTGTATACCACATCCATCTGTAGTACCGGCATACAATTGTGGGAAATATAAGGGAATTTCTACTCCCCAAATTTCATTGACGTTTTTAAGTCCATCTTCAATAACAGTCTGTGCCATTTTATGGCTTGCCCAACTGTAGGGATTAGATCCCCGTTCGCTTATTACACCATTGCGTATGTAATCTTCAAGATATTTGTGCATCCTGGTACCGCGATTAGCAGCTTCTGTAGTAATAGCTTGGGCACGTTCTGTGCCTATGGAATTGCGCCAATTTTGTAGGGCTTGCTTTTTTTCTGCTGGCTGAGTGGCACTAAGAACTGTTGTTACCGAAGGGACTCGTCGTCCGTCTGGAGTTTGATAAAGTCTTTTTCCGGATTCATCAGTAGTTCGTGATAGGTCTTTATAATCAAATTTAGGTATATACATTATACTAGTATAACTTAGTGGAAAACAACCATCAAGTTATATGGTGAAACTTTCTCCGCAACCGCAACGGGCTGCTTCTTTGGGATTGATAAAATCAAAGCCTTCGTTAAGACCTTTGCGTACCCAATCCATTTTCATACCTGCTAGATAGGGCATGTCTTTTGGGTTAACCCAAATGTCGACTCCATGACAGTTGTAGTTGTCATAGTCTTGTACTGTATGTAGCTGATCTACGTATTCTAATTTGTATGCCAATCCACTGCACCCAGTGGTACGAACACCAATTAATAAACCAAGCCCAGTAGGTCTCTGTGCAAGATTAAATTTAACTTTGTTTGCTGCCGCTTCTGTTAATGTTATCA